AGGGCTACTCTGTCCAGCGTGCTATGGATGCCGTAGGCAGGTCTGTTAAGACCTATGAGTACTACCGAAAGGTAGATACTGCCTTTGCCACTGCTGTGGACAAAGTACGCTCTATGACCGCTCGTGGTGAAATAGGCGGTGTACGAGGGGAAGTACCACCCTTCCCTGAGTTTTCAGAAAAGTATCTAGGCACTCAGGTATTTACACACCAACGCCATTGGATAGATTTATTAGAAAATAGGCAGCCTACGGATATACACCCTGCCATAACCTATGAACAGGGCGCTCCAGATTTATTAATCGTTAACACCCCTCCAGAACACGCAAAGTCTACAACCATCACGGTTAACTATGCGGTCTATCGGATTTGCCAGAACCCAAACATCAGAATCATGATTGTGTCTAAGACACAGGCTATGGCGCAAAAGTTCCTGCTCTCCATTAAGAACAGACTAACACATCCTAAGTATCAGGACTTACAACTAACCTTTGGACCTCCAGGTGGTTTTGAAAAGAATTCTGATTCATGGAAGCAGGACTTAATTTACCTCTCCTCAGAGGCTCGTGACTCAGGAGAAAAAGACCCTACCGTACAGGCTGTCGGTATTAGGGGTCATATCTATGGCGCTCGTGCTGACTTAATCATCATGGATGACTGCGTGGATAACACCAATGCCCATGAGTATGAGAAACAGATTGATTGGATTCAATCCGAGGTTATGTCCCGTATTGATGATAACGGCGGCAAACTTCTTATCATAGGCACTCGCCTACGCCCTAAAGATTTATACTCCGAGGTACGCGACCCTATGCGCTACCCAGATGAGAATTCGCCTTGGACTTACTTTGCACAACCTGCAGTACTTGAATTTAATGAGGACCCCTCTAAGTGGGTAACCCTCTGGGCTAAGACCAACATGGCTCCAGTATCTGGAGTAGGTAGCCCTGATGCAGATGGTTTATATCGCAAGTGGGATGGTCATGCTTTAAATAAAAAGCGTAGCCGTCTATCACCAAATCTTTGGGCTATGGTCTATCAGCAACAACAAGTACATGAAGATTCAGCATTTCCATCTGATGCCATCAAAGGCGTTATCAATGGCGCTAGAAATGTAGGGCGCATACCAAAAGGTAAAGCAGGCGTAAGACCTAATGGCATGGATGGACTTATTGTTATTGCTGGCTTAGACCCTGCAGGTAGCGGTTATACCGCAGCCGTATGTCTAGCCATTGATATTTCTACTCAGAAACGATACCTGATAGATGTGTCAAATAAACCAGGCATGAAGCCAGATGAGATTAGAAGTTTAATCAAAGACTGGACTGATGACTACAAAATTTCTGAGTGGCGTATTGAAAAAAATGCTTTTCAAACAATGTTAACTCAGGACCGTGAGGTACGGGAATACCTTTCGTCACGGGGTGCGACCCTAAGAGAACATCATACGGGTCAAAACAAATGGGACACGAACTTCGGAGTTGCATCCCTGACGACACTATTCCATGGTTGGGAAGATGGAGATGCACTCATTGAGTTCCCATCAACTCACGCCTCAGAAGGTATTAAAAGTTTAATTGAACAACTCATCACTTGGTATCCAGATTCTCCAAAATCACAAAAGACCGATACCGTGATGGCGTTTTGGTTTGCTGAACTTGGCTGTCGTGACCGTGTTGCTAATGCAAGAACCTTTGCTCGTACACATAACAGTTTAAATATGTTTCATACTCCATACGACAAATCAAAGCAATACACCGTATCACTAAGCGACATCTATTAGAACAGGAGGTGGGTGTGCCACTCTCGCTAGACGAAATTAAAGATAATTATGACCGTTACCGTCAAATGTATTCTGACCGTGACACCCGCATGGAACAAGTACTTCTTGTTCGTAAGGGTCGCATGCGCGATGTTTTCCCAGATTTATTCCCAGATGGACCATTTGAGAATCCAATCGTTGCAAACATGGTGGATATATCGGCTCGTGATTTATCTGAAGTTATAGCGCCACTACCCGCATTTAACTGTAATTCCCCATCTATGGTGTCTGAAAAAGAACGCAAGAAAGCCGATAAGCGAGAAGAAATCGTTAACGGCATTATTGATTTCTCAGACATACAGACTCAAATGTTTACCGCAGCAGACCGTTATGTAACCTATGGTTTCGTACCTGCTCAAGTTGAAGTTGATTTAGAACACAACATGCCACGCATCCGTTTCTTAGATTCTTATGGATGCTATCCAATCATTGATAGATTTGGAAAAGTACATGGCATGTATCAAAGAATTAGAAAGTCATTAGCAGAACTAATGAGCGCATACCCAGAGTATGCCCATCTACTATATGACAAAGACTCAACTGCTTCTATGATGGAGATTGTTCGCTATCATGACAAAGACCAAGACATCATCTTTGTTCCATCAAGAAACAATATTGTTATTGACCGTGCGCCTAATCCAATTGGCGAGTGTCTTATACGCGTTGTTCAGCGACCATCCTTAGATGGTCATGCGCGGGGTCAATTTGACGATGTTCTTGCAATTCAAGTTGCAAAGGCTCGTTACGCACTTCTATCGCTTGAGGCTGCTACTAAAGCAGTTCAAGCCCCCCTTGTAGCCCCTCAAGATGTAAATGAGTTAGCCTTTGGACCAGATGCTGTTATTAGAACTGACAGACCTGGCGATGTTCGCAGATTGCCTATTGAGATACCAGCAGGTGCTTTTGCACAACAGCAGGTACTTGAGGGAGAACTTCGTCTAGGTTCTCGCTATCCTGAATCTCGTACAGGAAACATTGATGCCTCTATCGTTACAGGTCGTGGCGTACAAGCCCTTATGGGTGGCTTTGATACACAAATCAAAACAGCCCATGCAATGTTTGCCCGTGCCTTCGTAGAACTTCTTAGCCTTGCACTTAAGATTGATGAAAAAGTTTTTGATACTATGGAAAAAGAACTCCGTGGTACACGCAATGGAGTTCCATACGCAATTAAATATAAACCATCACGCGACATTGACGGTGACTACACTGTTGATGTTCAGTATGGTTTGATGGCAGGACTTGACCCAAACCGTGCATTGGTCTTTGGTCTACAGGCTCGTGGAGATAAACTAATCTCTCGTGACTTCCTACGCCGTCAGATGCCTTTCTCCTTCAATGCAACCCAAGAAGAAGAAAAAGTTGATACCGAAGATTTACGCGATGCAATGAAACAAGCAATTGCATCTTATGCACAAGCAATTCCAGCGCTTGCTTCACAGGGACAAGACCCATCAGATATTTTGTATAAATTATCTACCGTCATAAATGAACGCCAAAAAGGTGCCTCTATTGAAAGAGCAGTATCTGATGCGTTCCAGCCTCAGAATCCCCCACCTGGAGCGATGACCCCTGAAGTAGTAAGTCCCGACATGATTGGGCAACCAGGTGCGGTCCCTCCAGGTGAGGGCGAACTTCCTATGGGTATGTCTGCAACAGGTCGTATGCAAGGTGTAGCACCTGGACAAATTGCTCCTGGTGGTAGACCCGATGTTCAATCGCTTTTAGCAAGTTTAACTCAAAGAGGTGAACCTAATCTTCAGGCTTCCCTCGTAAGACGACTACCAGTTGCGTAGGGAGGTGACTAAATGAAGATGAAAAAGAAATCGCTTTCGGGCGGAAAGAAGCCTAAGAACCAAGGTTCAGCAGGCAAGGCTCCAACTCAGAAGCCAATGTTGGCAAAGAAGGCATCCTCAAAGGGTGGCAAGACTTATTTCTCAAGCAATCCAAGCGGAACTCGCGGTTCACGCAGCAAGTAATTTAAGAACCTGAGCATGTTTTAAAACTGCTCAATAAAATTTAAATCCGAACTTAAGTGGGAGGGAAAGTGGCAAAAGAAGCAAAGAATAATTTTTTAGTATCTGGCACAGGCGGTGCTGGAACTAGCGGACAACCTGCACGATATGCAGCAGGTATAGACAATGCGGAAGATTTTTATGAAATGCAAACTGCCGCAAAAATGCAAGGTCAAAATCCTGCATTTTCAAATGTGCCATCCCCATCTAGCCAACGCCCATTTAGAGGCGATAGTGCTCAAAAACTTGTGCCATTAAATGCTCCAACCCAAAGACCAGACGAAGATGTACGCACTGGTGGAAGTATGAATACAGAATCCATGTATGCTAATGATGCTACAGCCACAGGAGAAGATGCTGACCGCATGCGTGCAGCGCTTCCATATCTATCAGTAATGGCAGAACTTCCACAAACTTCTAATGCTTTCCGAAACTATGTTAGGTATTTAAAAAGCGTACTATGAGTTTTAGCGAAACGCTTGGTAATGCAGCCAAGAAACTATCAGGAAATGGATTTGCCAACGAGATTGGCTTACCAACTTTATTGTTTGACCTTGCTACTGTTTCGTCAAACGATAAAAACTGGGTTTCTGATGCGTTTAACATAGCAGGAGATACATTTCGCTCTACAGTTTTAGCAGCATCTTATCCAATTCGCAAACCAGTAGGGTTTGCTTTTAATAAAGTTTTAATGCCAACAGCAATGCTTTCTTACGAAACTGGTGGTAGATACCTTCGTGAGCCATTATCTGCAGCAGTAACAACCCTTGCTACTGGTGATGCAAAAAAATCATGGGAAAACCGTGACCAAATTTCTCCAGGTCAAGCAATCTCATATTTAACAGCAAAATTTACTCCAGGCACAGAATCTTTCCGTGGCGATTTTGATATTTTTAATGCAAAAGACCGTGAGATATTTCAAACTGATTGGGCAGCACGCACACTCAGTGGTTCTATTGACACATTTTTTACCACAGTAACAGACCCACTTGGCAAGTTTGCTAAAGGCGTTGGTCTTGCTCGTAAAGCATTAGTAACTCGCCCTATGGGAGCGCGTGATGCAAACGCTGCAACTCTTGCAAAAGATTTCTTTATGCCAAAGTTTTCTCTTAAAAATGTGCAAATTATGTCACCAGCAGCATTAGCCCGAACAATAAATGAAGGGCGCGAAGAAGGCGGAGAGGTTTACAACACGCTTTCATGGATGGCTAAGAGTGACCAAACTGTAATTCGCCAACATCCACTGGTTCAAGCATCTAACGATGCAGACACTTTATCTTATTTGCTAGGTCAATCAGATACTGTAGATGATGTAGCAGATGTGCTTACAGCCACAGCGCTGGGAGATACAGAGGCTATGGCTCGCCTTGTTGCAAAGCGTAAAGAACTAGCATTTGTTTTTGATAAAACAAAAGATGTATCTAAAGTTGACATGATGATTCTTGACGGAGTTCCTACCAATGGAATTGTAGATGATATTAATGTCCTTGATGCAGCCAGTGATTATGTTGCAAATCTTGACAACAATTCATATTTCCAAGCGTTAAATAAATTACATGTAAATGGCAATGCTTTAACTAAGCGTACATTTGGTAAGCCAGCCTTTGAAAAGATGGCTATGAACCGCGCCGAGCGCCGTGCTGCTAAAGTCAAAGGTGTTGACTTAAACGAGCCAAGTAAGTTTCCAACCGTTGGATATTTCCAACCAACTAAGTATCACCCTCTTGTAGCAGTAGTAAATTTTGGTATGAAGAAAGTTGGCGATTCTTTCCAAGAAACTCCATCAGGTTATATCAATCTTAACGACTCTGATTCATATAATGAATTAACAGCATTTGGAACTTTATTACGCCGTATTGTTGGAGATGAAGCAAATCCTGTAGTTGAACGCCATCTTAATGATTACATACAATCTGGTGGAGTTCCAGAACTTCGCGCTCGCGTTGTTGAATCATTTGAAGATTTATCTATATCTTTAATTAATCAAAAACTTGGAATCAGCGATGAGGCTGGTCAAGTTATCTGGAGTCAATATAAGGCTCGCCGCGAAACTGCGCGACAGATGATTAAAGACCGTAAGTTCTTAATGACTGGCGATGATGTAATTCTTAAGATTCCATACCTAGAGCGCCAAGGCGCTAACGCGCTACCTATGGTAGACCTCGCTAACTATTCTCGTGTTATTGAAAAGAATAAAGGCGTGCTTAATACCTTAAATCGCGCATCTGAAATTACTGACCCAGATTCTTGGCGATACACCACTGGTGTTCTTAATGACCTTTGGAAAGCCTCTGTCCTTCTTCGTCTTGGTTACACTGTTCGTAACCTAAGTGAAGCAAGTTTATCTATTCTTGCTAAGGGCTATGGACTTATGGCACTTAGTGATATTAACCGAGAAGGATTTAAAGGTTGGTACACAAATCGTGTTCGTGATATTGAACGCATTACAGACCGCAGACTTGTAGCACAAGGATTGCGTGAGGATTCTGTAGCCTTGCGTAGCGAATTTGCAGATAAACAATCTTTGCTTATTGCATCTGAGCGAGCGCTTCAAGATTTTGATGTATTCTTAGAGTCTATTGAGCGTTTATACCGCATGGGTAGACTTACCGATGAACAGTACAAAGAAGCCATTGATGTATTTCAATACGCAACTGGTGAGTATTTATATCATGGTTCACCAGCGCCAATTAACGCTTTAGATAATACACGCCCTATGGCGATGAACTTTACTGAAGATATGGCAGAGCGCTATGCGACCTCGGCTATGCCAGTAATCAGTGCATCTGAAATTTACAAGCGTACTTCTGGTCGTGCTTATCCAATGCCTAGAAATATTGAACTTTCTCCAGGCGCAGAAATTGGTACTCCAGCCATTGTTGAAAGAATTAGCGATGAAGCATTTACTGAACTTAATAATTACATAAATGGCAATCTTAGCGATGTTCAACAAGGTTTAAGAAACCCTAACTTTGCAATTTCACGAGGAAAACTTGTTCCAAAAATTCCAGAAACACTACAAAGAACAATTCAACGGAGTGTTATCAAAGAACCAACAACTGTATATCGCGGAGTAACTAATCCAAATAATGCTTTTATTAATGCTCAAGTTGGTGATATAGTTGAAGAACGGGCTTTTATTTCAACAAGTTATGATAGCCGAGTTGCACAAGGTTTTGCTACTCCAAGTACATTAAAAATTGGAAGTAATGAACCAGCCGAAACTGGAGAGTTTGTATCAACTTTAATTGAAATGAAACTTCCTAAAGGTTTAAACGGATTAGACATTGCAAAAACTTATGAAGATTTTAAAAATCTAGGATATGCAAATCTTTATCCTTCATCTATGCAGATGGTTGCCAGAGAATCAGAAGTATTACTTCCTGCTGGAACAAAGTTTCGTGTTATTAGCCGTAAAGAAATTGATATTGATGCACCTGATGATTACTCAACAAGTGAAGAAGCAAATGCTTTAAAAATTACAGTTGAAGCAATCCTTCCAAAGAAGCCAGCAAAACGCCAACCATCTGCTGCACTTCAAACAGTTGCTGCAGATATGCGTGATGGTTTTATTAATAGCGTTAACAATGGCAACGAAATACAAGTTCTTAATCCCTCAACAGGGCGCTGGACATCTATTGACCCAAACACAGTTTCGCAAGAGTTATTAACTACTGGACAGTTCCGTATTCGCAAGCCTGGTAGAGAAGGCGTAACTATTGGTCAAAAGGTATATGGCAAAACTGTAGATTTGCGCTCAATGCAACAATACTCAGGACAAGCCAGAACTCGTCAAGTTCTTGACTTGGCTGATTATCCAGAACTTCAAACAATTCTTGGTGTTTCTAAAGGCACAATTCGCACTCGTGATGCTTGGCAAGGTAAAGAACCAGAACTGCTTAACTGGATGCGTGCTAATGGCATAGGTAAACTTGTATTACCTGATGTAAAAAGTCGCGGTGGTTCTACAGTACTCGTTGACCCTGACCTAGTTGATGGATTTGGCAATAGACCAACTGTAGCCTTGGCTGAACAGCGTTTAAACGCAGCAAAAAATGCACAACAACTGCTTTCAGACGAAGGCAGAATCTTGCAGATTATTGAGCGTACTGTTCAAAATCAAGGCGGAACATTTAAGTTCTCTGATATGGTTACTGGTGATGTACCTACGCAAGGTGTCGCAGTTGCTATCCGTGGGGCAACGCACGCGTTCCCACTGGAACAAGCCCGTACTAACCCAGAGAATTGGGTTGCTTCTGTTGCAGACCACTTTGAGGCTAATTTTGATAAGTTTGGCAGTGCAGACCATTTTGGTACTTGGATTGACGATATTGATGGTGTTCCTCATATTAAGTCCGACCCCGTAAATGTAATTGCAAATCGTGCAGAAGCCATTAGACTAGGAATAACACGCAATCAGCAAGGAGTATTTGACCTTGGTGAACTTGAATATATCGGAACGAAAGGCACAGGAGATGTCGGAGCAAGCGAAAGGTTTGCACTGGGTAAAGGCACCAAAGCCGTTAGACCAGATGAATCCACAAGAACGCCGAGCGTTCGCAGAATTGCTGGCTCGGAGAATTTTGGAAAGCGCGTTAATGAAATCTCAGAATCCATCGCCAGTGGAAGATACCCAACCGAAGGCATAGTTTCACTTGTTCGTGAAATAGCAGATGGACAAGCAGCAACTCGTAGAGATTTACAAGCACTTCTAAGTCGTTTAAACGCACGAGTCGTAGAAGAAGAACGCCTTGCAGCGCCAAAGGTTATTCAAGGAACTGGTCGTAGAACAGAAAAACTCTATGATGGTACAACTGTTGAATTTGATGATGCTTACCGTGGTGAGCCTGGACAGATTCTATTAGATAGAACTGACAACACAGAATCTTATCGCAGATTTGTAGACCATCCAGCACGGATGTTTGCAGCAGAACATGGCAACTATGTAGAAAATGTTTTATCTCCAAATATGCCTGATTATTACTCAGGATATGCAAATCAATTAAACACTTTCTTTCGTAGTCCAGATGGGCGTATTGACCCACTAATTGAGCAAATGCTCAATGACACACGCCCAGAAGAAATTGTGGCTTGGTTGCGTGCTCCAGAAAATGCTGCCTATGCTCGTAAGTTCAATATTGATGTGCCAGGAAATAGAGTGGCATCAGAGCGGTTAAATGTATCTATTGATGCAGAAGATTTTGTTGGCGATTTATACAGTGCTTACAATCGTTATCTGCCAGATAGCCAAACCCAAGAAGCCTTCCGCAATGGTGAAATTACTGAGTCTTGGCTACGGAATCATTTTGCCGATAATACAGAAATGCCAGATATTATTGGTCGCATAGTTCCAACCAGCCCACAGGCTCGTAACTGGCAAGATGGCTTGGCTAAGGTTATTGATAGAGCGTTTTATTTCCTAGGCTCATTACCTGAAACTACCTTTGCCCGTCACCCGTTGGCTCGCCAAGTTTATCGTTCAGAAATGAAACAACGCCTTGATGTTGCCCTAGCAACTAAGCGTATGAACCTTGGTGATGATGCTCAGTTAACAACTGATGATATTAATAAGGTTCGCCGTGAGGCTGTTGAGTCAACTCGCAAAGAAGTAAATAAGACTCTATTTACGATTATTCGTAAGTCTTATGCTGGCGAAAAAATGCGCCTTGTCATGCCGTTCTTTAACGCATGGGAAAACACTATTCGCCGTTGGTCTGGTCTTGCAACAGAGAATCCTGCGGTTATCGCTCGTGCTGGACAAATTGTGTCTACACTGCGTAATCAGCCAAATGTGGTTGATAGAGATGGCAACCCAACTACTGAGTTTTCTTATGAAAACAAAATAGTACTGCCTATGCCTTCAAGTTTTATTAAAGGTGTAGAGAAGATTCCTGGATATGGCAAAGGCATGGCAGAAGCCTTGCGCTCATCAGGCACACAAGTTTCTATTCCAGTGCGAAGTCTTGACATTATTATGCAAGGTGAAATATTGGCAGGTTTTGGTCCTCTTGTAACAATTCCAGTTAATGAGATTGTTAAACTAAAGCCTGACTTAGAGGATATTGTAACAAAAAGTATGCTTCCAGTATTACCTTTTGGTCCACAAGAAGGAACTATTCGCAATCTATTTCCACCAGCAATGCAAAAACTTGCATCATTAGGCGGTCAAGATGAAGCGTGGAGTCGTACATTTAATACAGTTTATCGTTACGAATTAATCCGTTTTAACTTAGGCGAGCGTGATACCATGCCTGAATTAAGCGAAGTAAAGAATCTAGCAGATAGTTTATACAGAGTTAAGATTCTTTCTAATCTAGTTATGCCATTTGCTGCACAGTATGATTCACCATTAAGTTTTTATACACAACAATTCCGTAGAATACAGCAGGTCTATGGCGCAGATGCAGAAACTTTATTTTTACAGATGTACCCAGAAATGGGTCCAGCCCTTGTATCTAGTTCTTACAACCCTACTGGTGCGCAGGCTTCGCAGGCTGCTTTCCAAAATATCAAAAGGTACAAAGGCTTAATCAGCAAGATTGGTCAAACAACACCTGAAATGATTGGCTTCTTAGTCAATGACCCAGATGGTAAGTATGACTTCTCTGAGGCTGTATATGCTTGGCAGTATAGAAACACTCCAGTTCCTGGCTCTATTGAAAAATATCGTGAGCGTAGAAACCCTGCAGAACTTAAGAAAGATGCCAATATAAAAGTTGGCTGGGTTGAGTTCCGTAAAAAAATGACAGGCTTAGATTACCAACTTGATGCTCAGGGTTATGAGTCTTATCAGGAATCTGGCGCTGAGGAATTACTTGCCCTTAAGCAAATGATGATTGCAGACCTAACCCGCCGTAATCAAGATTGGGCTGCTGATTATTACAATGTAGATAGAGGTAAGTGGATTTATCGTATGCAGTCTATTAAGACAATGCTTACTGACCCACAGTGGATGCAAGAAAATGGTCGCAGACAAGTAACTAGGGATTTGGCTGTTTATCTAAATACTCGCACCCAAATTGCTCGTGAGTTATCAAACCGCAGGGCATACGGTGGAGCATCTACTCTTACCGCAAAAGACAATGCTGATTTAGATGCCTACTGGAATAGCACAGTAGCGCAACTTAAGAAATCTCCAGAGTTTAATGACTTCTATAATCGCTTTTTACAAAATGACCCTGTGACACTTGGATAAGGACTATGGCAACTAGAGCAGAAATAGCAATGAGTATTCGGGAAAACTATCCCGACATCCCAGATGATAGTCTTAATAAAGCAGTAACTTATTTCCAGAACAATGCTGATGCGTTTAAACAATACAAAAAATCTGGTGCTTTACCTGCTGGCGCAATGACAAGACTTGAGGGTGGAGTGGTATCTCCTGCCAAAGCAGGGGCTAGTGCTGTAAAAGGTTTAGTTAAAACATTAAAACCTAAAAGCAAAAAAGGTGCATTAAAAGGCGCAGCCGCTTTAGGAGCAGTCGGACTTGGAATTAACATGTTTGAAGGTGGAGAAGATATACCAGCAACCACCGAAAGCCAAGCAAATACAGACATGATGAACGCTTTGGCTATTGCTTCTGCTAGTGGAGTTGACATTAATGCTCTTGCAGGAACAGCAATGGGGCAACAAATTCTTGGAACAAATCCTCAATTTGATATAGGTTCTTTTACAAACAGTGCAAATATCACACCTTTAACTGGTGGAGTTTATACTGGAATTAATCAACTTGTTTCAAGCAGACCACCTGATTTCGCTGGTGGGCGACCTGTTGAAACTAGGTCTGAAACAATTTCTCTTAACCAATGGAAGAACCAATTTCCTATATCTGACCCAAAGGCTTTGGCTGATTGGAAGGCTAAATTAGTTGCAGCAGGCGTTGTTAGTGCATCTGCTGGTCTTAAAGAACTTAAGGACCAATGGGAAGCATGGGGCGAATACTCACAAGAATCTATGCGCCAAGGACAGAAACTAAGTCCATATCAATTACTTGATATTCAGCGTGGTCTGTGGGGTGGTGGTGGAGCAGATAAGGGTCCTTCTTACAGCACTCAACTTATCAAGAAGGCTAACTCCAGAGATTTACTTAAACAATACTTAGAAGCAGGTTCTGGTCGTGTTATTGACGATGCTGAAGCCGATGAGTTTGCAGAGTTAATCCGCAAAAAACAACTTGCTAAGCCTACAAAAACTGAAGTTAAAAAAGTTGGTGGCAAGAAAGTAGTAGTAACTACACCTGGATTTGGTGAGGCTGAGGCTGCTGATATTGCCGAGAAGCGTGCTATGCAAGACCCATTGTATGCAGAATTTCAAACAGCAAATGTATTTGGAACTGCTCTTGAAAAAGCGTTAGGAGTTAGACCCTGATGGCAAAACCAAATATGGTAATTGATGGCGGCGGCGACCCATTTGCTAGTGCCACAGATACACCAGTATCAATGACTACATGGATTGTTAACTTACTTAAAAATGTTCCAGAACTTAAGGCTATCTACGATACAGTACGCGACCCAGTAACTGGAAAGTATCTATACAATGCTGCTGCTATTGTAGATATGATTACCAGTAGCAGTTGGTATTTAGAAAATGGTCCTACTGTTGCAGGAAACATAGCGGCTCGCTATAAGTTTGGTGAGAAGTATTATCAACAAAAGATAAACGAATTTAAAATATCAATCTCTGGTCTTGCTACAGCGATTGGTCTTGATATGGCAGACCCAGATACTGCTGACTATCTTAGCAGTCTGGCAGAAACAGCCTATCTTAATAATTGGGATAATGACTATATTGAAAATACCATTATCAGCAATAAAGACATTTTTGGAAAAATCCAAGGCGGAGCCTATGCCACCGCAGTACAGGACCTAGCCTCTTATTCAAACCTTATGGGTTTTTCAATGAGTGAGCAGAGTCGTGCTGATTATCAGCGCCGTTTAATTGGTTCTACAACTAAAGAAGGCTTGCGTGTACGCGCTACGCCAGATGATATTAAGCGTGAGATTAACGCTAAGGCTGCACAGTTATATCCGTTCCTTTCTGATGACTTTACTGCAGGTCGCACCCTTTGGGATGTAACCTCTGTTCAGCGCAAGAAGTGGGCAGACCTACTAGAAGTAGATGAAGATACCCTTGATTGGAACGACCCACTATGGAAGGATGGAAAAATCTTTAGCATGGTAGATGAGAAAACTGGCAAGATGGTTATGCGCCCATCATGGGATGCTGAGAAGTTAATTAAGCAAGATGAACGCTGGCAATATACTGAAAATGCTACACGCCTTTATGAAGGATACGGAATTGGTATGCTCAATAAATTTGGATATGCGGCGATATAATGGTTGACTCAGCAGCAGAAGCAAGACTAAGGGCAGAAGCCAGAGCAAGAACAGCAGCAATGAAAGCAGATGCTGACCCATTAGCAGCCTTACAAAAAAGCGTTGCAAAATCTAAAGCACAGGTTGAAAAAAAGAATATAGAGATTCCAACTATTGCTTTAGAGCAGGCAGTTAATACTGGCGACACAGATGCTATTCGCGCAGCAGCAACTGAACTTGGTAAAGCGCAAGGGCTTAGTGGTAGTGCACTTAGAACTTTTTCATACAAAGCCACACAAGATGCTGCTAAAGGCACCAAACCAACTCCGCCGCCAGCAGATGCTAACTTTACTTATGACTATGTATGGAGACAAGATGTAGGTGGACCTGGTGGAAATTGGGTTTTAATAAAAAGTCCTATTGTAGGTGGAACTACTACCGCTAGTACAACTACCAGTAAACCTGTTATCACTACCAGTGAACCTGTTATTACTAAAAGTGGTTTAACCCAAGCAGATATAGATGCTGCTGTAGCCAAGGCTGTAGCAGGAACAACTGCTGCAAACAATGCCATGATTGCACAAATGAAAGCCGAAGCAGATGCAGCCAAACTTGCTACAAAACAAAAGGCTTCAGATAAACTTACTGCTTTGTTTTCAGCCTATGGACTTGAAACACTTGCTCCTTTTATTAACACTCGTATCATGGCTGATGTTTCAGAAGAAATGTTACTTCTTGAACTATATGACCGACCAGAATATCAAAAGCGTTTTCCAGGCATGAAAGCATTGCGTGCTAAAGGTAAAACAATTACTGAAAAAGAATATTCTGCTGACGAAAAAGCAATGATGCAAACTGCTCGTTTCTTTGATTTGCCTAAAGGTTTTTATGATGGACCTGAAGATTTTGGTGCTTTAATTGGCAATCTTGTTTCTCCTAAAGAATATCAAGACCGTTTGCAAATAGGACAGGACTTATCTCGTACCTTAAACCCATCAGTCAAACAACAATTAATTGATTTTTATGGCATAGGTGAAGGTGATTTAACAGCCTTTGTTCTTGATGCAGATAAAGCACTCCCATTGATACAGAAGCAGGCTAAGGCTGCACAGTTTGTAGGCATTGGTCGCGCTGCAGGATTTGAACTTCGTGGTATTACCTCTGGTCAAGCAGAAAATATTGCAGGCACAGAATCCTATGCAAAACTTTCTGAGCGAGAACTTGCACAGGCTCTTGGTCAAGCAGGACAACTGCGTAGAACACAAAAGCGTTTATCAGGTATTGAAGGACAAGACTACAGCGAACAAGAAGCACTCTCTGCAGTTATAGAGGGTAGCCCACAGGCGCTACTTGCCTCACAACAAAGAGCACAAAGAGAAGGTGCTCGTTTTAGCGCAAGAGGCGGAGTCACTGGAGCATCACTTCGCTCAACCGCTACACCAATATAAGAATCCCCACCCTGACCAACCAGCCCAGGGGGGCGTATAAGTCTGGTAGCAATAGCCAATTTGGTTTCCCCGAACCTCATTGTGGATTGCGAATACAACTAAGAAAAGGGAGATAGGTAGATGGCTACCAATTACTACGATGACGAAGAAGATGACGACACTACTACAGATGTTGTTGGTCAACTCCGCAAAGTAAACCGTGCGCTGGAAAAGCGTGCGAAAGAACTAGAACAGGAGTTGTCAGGTCTAAAAACTCAGACCCGTCAGCGTACTGTCAAGGATGTACTACAGGCTAAGGGATTAAATCCAAAGATTGCCGCATTTATACCACAAGATATTGATTCCTCTGAGGAAGAAATTATCAAATGGGTTAATGAATACGGTGATGTATTTGGAATCCAAACTTCATCTGAAGAAAAGCCTGCAGAAAAAAGTCCAGAGGTCAAGGCTCAAGCAAGAATCAACAATCTAATCTCTACTGGCTCCGCGCCAGATGTTGATGAAGATGCGTTTGCAAAGATTGCAGGAGCAAAGACTCGTGAGGACTTAGATATACTCCTTGGTTTAAATTAAATAACTTACATCAACCAATCACCAGGAGGTGAACCCACATGGCATTTACAGACACATCGGCAATTAGTGGTCTAGTTCAGACCGCTTATGACCGTTATGTTGAATTTGCCCTCCGCTCTCAGCCGATGATTCGTGCTGTTGCGGATAAGAAGCCTGTACAACAGGCTATGCCAGGCTCATCCGTTGTATTCTCACTTTACAACGATTTGTCGGCTGCTACTTCAACGCTCACAGAAACAACTGACCCAGATGCAGTCGCATTAAGCAATGTTGATACCGTATCTGTAACTCTTGCAGAGTACGGCAACGCTGCCCTTGTAACACGCAAACTACAGTTGTTCTCACTATCCGATGTTGACCCTGCTGTTGCAGACATCATCGCTTACAACTTGGCTGACTCTCTTGATGTTGTGGCACAAAACACACTTCGTCAAGGCACCAATGTTATTTACGGTGGAACCCGCACATCTACTGCTACAGTCACAGCATCAGACACTATTGATTCTGCTGACCTTCGCAAGGTTGTTGCAAAACTCCGTTCCAATAAGGCTGTTCCTCGCGCAGGAAGCCTATACTGGGTCGGTATTCACCCAGAAGTATCACATGACCTCCGTGCCGAATCAGGCTCAATCGGATGGCGTGATACTCACGCACACACTGATGCATCACTTGGCAACCTGTTCGCAGGTACCATCGGAACATACGAAGGCGCTTTCTTTGTAGAAAACGCACGCATGTTCTCTGCTAAGGATGGCGCAGACCAGAGCACTCTCGCTACAACCGCAGTAACCGTTGCAGGTACATCAGCAGGCTTCACCTTTGGTGTTGCTTCTTCTGCTGTAATCGCAACACGCGCTGAGGTAGGCGACAAGATTTCTGGAACTGGCATTGCATCTAGTGCAAAAATTAGTGCAATCAGCACTTCTGGCTCAACAACTACATTTACTGTAGATGTAGCCAATACTGCTGCAGTTACCGCAACTACTGTTGTAACTGTAACCCCTGTAACACGCGTATTCAGAACCATCGTTTGCGGTAAGCAAGCATTGGCTGAAGCCGTAGCACAGGAGCCAGGTGTTGTTATCGGTCCAGTTACCGATAAGTTAATGCGTTTCCGCCCAATCGGTTGGTACGGTGTCCTTGGATGGAGCCGTTACCGCGAGGAAGCGTTGTATCGCATTGAAACTGGTTCTTCAATCGCTGCTCTCTAGTTGATTGACTCTGAGGGGTAGACATATTTGAAAAGTCTGCCCCTTTGGGGTGAGTTCATTAGGAGGACTTATGTCAATGTATTACTTCACTACGCCCACCGTAGATGAAACCCCAGCAGGGGACCATATCCTCTTTGCTCGTATTGAACTACCGCGTGGCATATCTGTCTTGCGTTTAAACGGAGTGTATAGTTCCTTTAGGTATCCAAGCCAGATTCAGACAAATCAGGCGGAGGAGTATTACTTAGGTGGAACAAAAAATCTTATTAACCAACAGACTGCTGATGCCCTTACAGCACAGGGCTACGGAGCATACATAACACCAGCATGAGCCTACATAGACAACAGACCCATCCTGAGTTTGTAGAAGGTTGCTTTGGTTGCAAGGTTGGAACTCTTGTAATGAATACAGGAGAAGCAAACTCTAACCTAAGCGTATCTGCAAAAAAATGGGATAAAGAATTACAGGCATATAGGGATGCTCGTGCTCAAGGCATCCAACCTAACGGAACAAGTATGAAGAAGATTCAAGAGGCTGTAAAGATTTCAAACGAAACAGGCAAGGCATACGGGGCATAGGAGGAATCATGGCTGCTCGCAAACCACGAAAGAAACCAGTAAAACGCGTGCGTACAGTCAAGGATGAGTCATATACAGAACTTGAAATGTACTGTATCTGGCTTAACGAATACTACAACTCTTTACTCAAGTCAGGCTTTAAGTCTGAAATAGCCCTGTCATTTGTTATGGATAAAGGTTCTTATCCAAGTTGGGTGAACTATCGTTCCCCTTCTGAGGATGAGATTAAACGGATGCTGGATGAGGATGATGATGACTAGCACCATTATCCCAGAGCCGTTGTGGGGACTGCCCTCTCCCACCATTGAAGATGAGGACATCTACGAAGAA